TGCCTTTAGGAGTTTATAAATGTAAATTAGAATACTCTAATAGATTTAAAAAAGACTTATGGGAGTTAAAGGATGTACCAAACAGAAGTGAATGTAAATTCCATTCAGCTAATCATTTTTGGCAATTAAATGGATGTATAGCTCTTGGTGATAGTTTTGCAGATATAGACAACGATGGTTGGAAAGATGTTTTAAATTCTACTGAAACAATGGTTAAATTTCACAATATTTTAAAAGACTTAAAAGAAATAGATTTATATATTGTGTAAACTAAAAAACACCCTATATAAAATAGAGTGCTTAATAGAAAAACTTACAAAATATTATTTAATTACTTGAATACAAATATACACTTTAATTTAATACAAAATACAAATATAAATATAAATATGAATAAATGTAAAGATATAAATAAAGACAATAATAGATGTATTCATTGCGGAGCAAAAGTTGGACATAATTGTCAATATAAAAACATTGATAAAGAAAAAAACAAATATGTATAAAAAAACATTTTTAATTATACTTATATGTATTCTTTCAAGTTGTGCTACAAAAAAGACAACTGTAAAAACTGAATACATAAAAAAAGTAGATACTTTAATAGTTACAAAAGATAGAATTATTACAGAAAGGTTTACAGATACTTTAACAGTTGAAAAGCCTTGTGATAGTTTAGGTAATTTAAGACCGTTTAAGCAATCTATTAGTGTGCCACAGGGCAAAATAGATATTATATCTGTTGATGGCTCTATACAGGCTAAAATTGATTTAAAGGCTTATGAAAGCATCTTTGAAAATAAGTATAGAATTAAGTACGAGAATAAAATAAAAGAATCTTCTGAAGAAATTATAAGATATAAAACTCCGTTATGGCTTTTGATTTACAGCGTTCTTATAACTGTTATATGTGGCTTATTATTAAGGTTTAAATAAAATTACAACTAATCATAAAAGGCATTAAAACGCCTCTTATACTCTTGTTGTAGGCAATTGCGCTTACTTTGGTAATCTAAAGAAAACTTGTTTGCCACATTTAAAGCATTTACCATAAAAATCTGTCGAGTGCAATCCTTTGCATGACTGTTCGCTTTGCCCTACAACAACGGGTATAGTTAATTTATTTAACTCATCTTCTAGTTCATCAATGTATTCATCTAGTTTTACAATGTGCCTATATAATTCAGGGCAGTCTGTATATAATTTATGTGCTTCTTCAAGGCTATATCCTTGTAAATTTTCTTTCATTGTTGGTCTTTCCATAATTTCGTTTTTTAAGTCGTTAAATAATCAATTCATACACAATCCGTTGTAAAAAACAAATATATAACAAATTAATTAAACTACCTAATTACACATTAAATAAAAAAATGTATATTTGTAAAAAATAAAACTTATGAGTAATAAAGATTTTAGACCAAGATTAAAAGGAAACATCCTAAAAGCGTACGAAAAGATAACCAAAGTAGAATCCAGAGTATTATGTATCGGTGATTTACATGAGCCTTTTTGCTTGGATGGTTATTTAAAATTCTGTAAAGATACCTATAAAGAATATAATTGCAACAAGGTTGTGTTTATAGGTGATGTTATAGATAACCATTATTCAAGTTATCACGAATCAGATTCCGATGGTATGGGTGGTAAGTTTGAATTAGAGCAAACTGTTAAGAAATTAGCACGTTGGTACAAAGCCTTTCCGAAAGCAGATGTTACTTTAGGAAACCATGATCGTATTATTGTACGTAAGGCACAAACAAGTAACATACCAAGCAAGTGGATAAAGGAATATAAAGAAGTCTTAGAAACGCCTAATTGGAATTTTGTAACAGAGGTTTATATAGATGGTGTTAGATATGTACATGGTGATAAATCTTCGGCAGCAAAAACAGCAGCAAAGAGAGACATGGTAAGTACTGTATCTGGGCACTTTCATACACAAATGTACACAGAATGGTTTTTTGGTAAATACTCTGCTTTGTTTGGTATGCAAGTAGGTTGTGGAATAGATAGCAAATCTTACGCTATGGGATATATGCAAGGAGGAAAAAAAGAAGCAATCGGTGTTGGTGTTATTATAAATGGTGATACTGCAATTAATGTAAAAATGAAATTATGACAAAAAATAATATAATTAGTGATTGGTTAAAAGAAAATTCAATACAAGATACAAAATGGTTAGTCAAGGCTAAAAGACGCAAAAAATATAAATTATATTATGATTTAATTTTTTGGCTAAAAATGAAATTATAATGTACGACAAATATTTTAAAGAAATGTTTACTGTATTACTTGGTGTATTTATTGTAGAAATTTTAATATTATCAATAATCCACCTAATTCAATTATATGCCAGAGTATTATAAAGGTACAGACAGCTTATATAAATTTGCAGAAGATTGGAAGCTCAACTCTTATGAATTTGATATCATTAAACGCATTGTTAGATGCAGACACAAAGGAGAGTTTGAAAGTGATTTAAATAAAACTAAAGAAGTAATTAATATATATTTAAAAGAAAATGGAAGGAACGCAAAGTAAATACGAAGAACTAAAAGAACAAGGTAGATTAAATTTAAAAGTAGCACAAGAGTCTATTGAATGCAATAAAACTAAAACAGACCATTATAATATAAAAATAAATGGAGTTGATTTAGGGGAGTGGGAACTTTCACAAATAAGACACTTTGTACAAATTTTAGATAATTGTGCTAATTAATTTGGTAGTTACATAAATAAGTATTAATTTAGCAAAGAATTTAAAACTTATATATTATGAATTACGATGAATGGAAATTAGATAACCCTTTTGGAGAGGAAGACTACACAAGCGAATGCTGTGTATGTGACCAACCAATATCAGAAGATGAGCAATATTGTTCAAACAAATGTTTTAACTCTGACAACTAATGATACAGAAATATTTAAGAACAAAAGATGTAGCCTTACCTACTAAAGTTAAGGTTACATTCGACTACAAAAAAGAGACTGCTCATGTTGTAGTAAGTTCTTTAAAATGCAATCAAGACACTAACTTTGAAAAACCTTACAATTATGGAATCAGTTTACGATAGATTAAAAGATGAGATTAAATTAGAAATAGATCAAGAAAATTATAGAGTTACAGAATACAGTAGATTAAGACAAGAATTAAAACAAAATAATAATTATCTTAAAATTTCTTACGAAACTTTTTTTGATTTACAATTAATATCTAAATTATTAGATTGGGAAACATGTAATTCAACACACTTTGTAGACTTTTTAAAAGATTAATAAAAATAGATCCGAAGCGGTTACGGAAAAATAATCGTATATTTAAAACAATTATTATTATGGCAAGATTAGAACGCCCAAGCACAACAAGTAAAAACCCAGCAACAAAATTTATTAGCTGGAAATCAAATGACAAATGCTTTTCTTATTATGACAAAGAAGCAGAAAAGAATGTACAAGTACCTTTACCTTTTAAATTCTTATTCCTAGAACATTACTCAACTGTAAAAGGTTGGAACGATGCTTCTGAATCAAGAATATATTCTAACGAAGTTTTTTCTATTGGCAAAGAAGAATTAAAAGTATCATCTTATGAAGGTGGTGTGATTGCAGAAGGACTTTACAAGGATGTAAAAGCAAAAGTAAACCAAGCTGGTGGAAAGTATCACAGAAGTGTTTATGTATTGTTAGAAGATGGCTCAATAGCTAACCTGCAATTAAAAGGTTCTGCTGTTAGTAACTACTCTACTTTTTACCAAGACAACAACCATTTATTAGATAATCAATGGATGGAAGTAAACACAGCACAAGATGGTAAGAAAGGAAGTATTAAATATTCTATGCCTGTTTTTACAGTAGGTAAAAATATTGATGCTAAGATGGATGCTAAAGCAACAGAACAAGCTAAGGTGTTACAGGAATACATTAACAACTATAAAAAAGGTGCTAATGTAAAAGATGTAGAAGTAGATGCTGAAATTGTTACAGCTAGTGAATTAAAAGATCGTGAGGTTGTAATAACTGATCAAGATGATTTACCATTTTAATATGGGAGCTACTAAAACACTTATAAATACTACAATGGTGATACCTCGCGATGAGGTATCATTTTTTGAGGAAGAGATGTTACAAAGATTTGAAGTAAAAGATTTTAGAGTTCTGCCAAATACAGAAAAACTGTATGAAGAAAATGCAGCCTTTAGAAAACTACTTAGACAAAAGAAAGATATTCTTTGGCAAATAGGAACACTAATAAATAAATATAATACACAATGATCTACACAATATTAATTGCTATTATAATAGCATTAGCTTACAATCTAAGGTACTATTATAAAAAAAACATATATTATAAAAAAGAATATCACAAATACATTAGTAAGTACTATGTAGAGAAGTATAAAAACCAGTCTATTTAGACTGGTTTTTTTATGCAAAGTACACATTGAAGCGTTTTTCCTATATACCCACCAAATAAAATAAATATATTTTAGGGGGTGTCCCCTAGAATTGGAGTTCAATGTGTACTTTGAGGGCAAAACCACGCTGCAAGTACTATAAACGTTACGAATAATACAGTACACATTGGATTAAAAAAGATACACTTTAACAGTATTTAGATACAC